TCGAAGCCTCAGCAACTCGGTATCTATAGAGATCAATTCGCTCCAGACTCTTCTGCTCCTCGACCGTCCTCATTTTCTCAGTCCAGCCACCGACAGCCGCGAAGTAATCAATCCTCGCGATATGGAGAGCCTCCCGCTTATTACGGTTGTCTCCAGGCGATAGCGCCGCAATCTCACGCTCGGCCTCGTCCCGGTATTTATACCATTCAGACGTAGTGTGATCCTCGAACCGTTTTCTGACAGACTGATGAATTTGCGGCATCGCTGAGAATATTTTTGTGTGGGCGCTGTTGATAAAGCGAGCGCGGACGTCTTTGTCTTGGATGGTCTTGGCTTGAAGACTCACTGCATCGAGCGCATCCCGCTCGAATTTATTGACCCGCTCCCGCGCGGACAGCTGGTTGCCCGCTTCATCTAGGGAACTCTCAGGACTTTCATCGAGCAAAGCAGCGCGCTGCGCGGCAAACTTTTCATTGAATATATTTTCATTCGTTAATTGCTTGGACGCCTGCCCCTTTCTGTGCTCTTGCTCGATAACCCCGCCCCATCGCTGAGCCTCGTTCCCGATCGTCTGCCCGAACTGCTGTAACGCAGCACCAGGCGCGCCAAATGCGGCGGGACTCGCCTGAACGCCCAGGAACTGCGCGCCCGCCTGGCTTGGAAAAGCGGTCTGCCGTTTGTAGGTTGGAATTTTCATGCTGTCGCCATCATCGACGCCGCCTGAGAGGCGCCCTGCAACAGCAGCGCTTGGCTCTTATATTTCCCCGCGACGATGTAGTTGCGGGCATATATCTTCTGTAGCTCGCCCTCCATGCGCGCATTAACGCCCTTCTCATTCATCGCCTGCACAGCGCTCATGGTCGCCATTTTTCGCGCAGCCATTTCTTCGTCGAACTCGGCTGCATTGTCCAGAGCCACCAGGCGTGCCGTGCCGGTGCCGGGCATCACGCCGCTTTTCGTGAAGGCGACGTTGACACCTGATTGTAGTTCGCGAAATCTGCTGACTTGTGTGCGCGCCTCAACAGCGTCGACGAGCGCTTTATGTTTAGCGCCGATATCCGCGACTTCGGCGTTGCGTTCCTGAACGGCGGCATTAAACCGGGCTGCTCTCGCCTGTCCTTTTGCCTGTTCTTTAGCGCCTTTCGCCGCAACGACGGCGCCCATAATCGCGGCTGCTGCTGCTACATACGGCATCGCTTACCTTCCAGTTAGTTTTGCAAACAAAACATGATCGGCGCCGTCGGGGCCGTAGGCTCTCAGCAAGCCTTCGCGCTCAAACCCCAGGAACTCGAGAAACCGTTGCGCCGTTTGAGCGTCGGCGCGGGCCGTCGCCTGGACGCGGCGAAACTCAAATTCCGCGGTCATCCGATCGATGCCTTCGCGGATCAGCCTGACGAAACTTTTTTTGTACCGTGCCACCTGTTCACTCGGCAGCACCCACGCCTCGCCCAGCCCGTCCCACACCGGGTAGATACCGCCGGCACCGATAAGGTGTCCATTTCTGATCACCGAGACGGCGTGACGTGCTGCCGGATGCGGCGCACTGTTCACCGGAATTTTGCCCAATAACGCGCTGCGCAAATACTTATTTTCCGCCTCGGTAACCGCCACCTGACCGATCAAATCTTCCGCGTGGCCTGGCTCAAACGGGATCGATTTGAACTCAATCGTATGTTTGGACACGCGCGAATATTCCGACCAGCGTCATCGGCAGCGGCAAATCCTGCTGGACAATTATATAGCCGTCCTGATCGTATCCAGCCGGCATCTCGAGTTCCTTATCTCCAGTAAACAGGGGTATCGCCTTATCCATCAAATCGGCGCCCGATCGGAACGGAATGCGATCGAGCGTTGCTATCGTCGGGCCGACCTTCGCATTGACGCTGCGATAAAGTCTGAGGTTCACCTCGTCGACGCGCTTGATCTTGCCTTGCGCCGTGCCGTCGGTAGCGCCGGCCTCGATACGCATTGTTTTGAGCGTCGATGAATAATTCAGCCCGACATGCGCCTTGGTCACGGCATGATCGAGGCTGATCGCGGCCGATGAAACCGTCTGCTGGGGTTGCGTTGCGCCATTGCCGTTAATCGCAACACTTTCCGCCTCGAGATGCGTTAGGCCGCTGAGTGACGTTGCCGAGCTGCCGTTATACGTCAGACCGCTGTCGACAAAGAATGCATCCTCGACATCAGACCCGAAATCGAAACTCTTAATATACTCGATGGTCCGCGTCGTCGCGCCATTTACGGTGCGCTGCACCGTCATCCACAACTCGTCCTCGTTGCTGCCTGGCATCGTTGCGATCGATTCAACCAGGGCGTGACTCTGGCTCGTCACGGCAAGCCGCGTGGTGTCGCTGGTTGCGATGCTGAGATACCCCGTGCCGGCACGCGCAGTCTCTTTGATCGTGACCACAGCAGCCGCAGGATTGGCGACGGTGAAATCTGCATGTGCGTTGATCGCGGTATAGATGTTGTCGGCCGTCACATCATTCGACGAGTAAGGCCGGAATCCGAGAGAGCTTGCCGGCGCATCACCGCTTGATGCTTCCGACGTAAACGTCACTGTGTCGCCGTCCGATTTCGTCAATTTCAGAGTCGATCCGACAGAAATGTTTGCGTAGTCCGCCACGGTCACGGTGGCGGCGCCGCTGACGCCGCCGATGATGTGTCGATGCCAGCCGACAACCTGCTCTTCGCGGCGGTACGTCATGCCGAGCAGGACGCCATCAGACCGCACCGCCCAGACGATCGAGTCAGGCTCCTGCTGATAGGCGAGCTCGGTAATGCCGCCCGCTGTAATGTGTTCAGCCAGAATCGTCAGGTCCGGCGCGATATAGCTGTCAGAGTTGAAATCGTAAACAAGTTCGCGAATTTTTCGCGATGCCCGCTGTACGAATAGCACGGTCGATCCGACCTGGACCGGCTGCACATTGGCCGCGCCGAACGCAGACTGCTGTTTGATCTGGATGTTCACTGGTGTGATCGGCTCGTCAGCTCCACCAGCGCGGACTGAAAACTCGCCGCCACTGGTGCCGATCAGGAGCGCTCGGGAGCTCGACAGATATCGAATGATGTTGACCTGGTTCGAACCGAGGGTATAGATCAACGCATCGCCGGCGTTGGTGCCGGCGGTAAAATTCTCGAAGTCGGCAGCAGCGCTAAAATAGACTGTCTGCGGCTGATCGGTTGTGCCGGCAAGAGTCAGGCGCTGCTCGTAAAAAGCGATCGCTCCGGGGTAGCCGGTTTCTGGTGAGAACGCGCCGAGCGCCCATTCGTCGTCTGCGGCCAACTTGCCGACAAGCGTAAAGCTCGACCCCGCTGCCTCGGCCGCCACATCATCGGACGGCGACACAAGCAGCGTGTCCTCGGTGACCTTAACGATCAGATAGTCGCCATTATTAGAGCTCGTGCCGCTGGCCGTTATGGTCATATTGTCGAGGAAGCCCTGCTTTATAAAACTCTTGGCGGTGTCGACGATTCGGTCGTTGTGCTCGAGGCCGGTAGCGCTCGGGTCGCCCTCCTCAAAGCTGATCGTGCTAGCCACATAGGTCGGTTCGAGCTCGGCGGTGTAGAGATCGTTGTCTTGAACCGTCGCTGTGCAGTGCGTCGTGTCCGCGACCGCGGTAATCTTTGCGTAGCCGTGATGTAGCTTGACCAATCGCCCGATGTCGTCTGCCGTGAAGCCACCGTCGGAATTGATCCCGGTCACGGCCGAGGCGGTAATCGTCATCGATCCTGTCCTCGCGCCGGCGGTCAACGTCGTTGTCGTCGTATTCGCGTCGAGAAATGGGCCGCGGGTAAAATCGACATCGGCGATCGTCCAGGCGGTGTGGCTGGTGCGGGATATCTTTCGAACCGGGTGAGAGGGGTGTACGACGTACATCACATCGGCAGACTGCGCGAATTTCAATTCACTGAGCTGCGCTGTCGTGTAGGTCGTCGTTACCTCGACGGCTGACGCCGGCGATCCTGATGTAACCTGTCCGCCGTCTTTGAAGATGCGGAAGCCGTTATTGTAAAATTCCAGCACATACGCCTGGGTCACATTGAATTGAAATGGTATCAATCGCGAGACCGCCGACGTTGATTTCGCGTCAGCGACGTAGCGGGTGCCGGGCCGGCGCGTAGCGCCGCCGTGGGGAAATATCAGGAGGTTTTCCAGAGTTTCGCAGCCATTAAAATATTTTTTCATGTCGACGCGACCGGCTAGGCGTGTCGAAAGCTCACCGGCCGTGAACGCGGAGAAGGCAAAATTAGCGCGCGCCATTGCTAGAGCCTTGCGTTGACGAGGGTGTCTGTCTGCAACGAGCCGCTGACCGTCACGTTCTGAATCGCGCCCGGCGTGCCTTCTGTGGCATCGACGAACCGCGCTTCCGACAGCTTGGTTTCGTACAGCGAATAGAGCGTGGCGACGAGGCTGGTGGATTGCACCAAGGCAAACGCCGTGTCCGCGGCAAGCCGTGCTGCGATCGCCTCAATGAGCAGCTGGTCCCACTCATTGGGGTCCGTGACGCGCGCCAAATAAATTAAATTCAGCGTGTCTTCGTCGCAGTGAATCTTGCGGCCCTCGACGCGGAAATCGACGTTGAGATAATCGAGGCGTAGAACTCGCAGGCAATAAGGATCGGCTGGTAAGGTGAATTGATTCGTAAAGCCAAATGTCGGGCTATCACTATCGGCGGCCAGGGTGCGGCGCGTGATGAGGCAGTTCCACGGGTGCGCTCGGCAGACGGCGTCTCTGACGTAATCAAAACGCTGGTGAGTAATCCGCGCTGATTTCGAATCCTCGCTTCGCGCAATGATGTTGCTGGCGCCGACCATGTTAAGCGCGCTGTTTATGATGTCGACTTCACTCGGCATGAGGTTCTCCTAAAAACATCAGCAGTACCGTGCGATTACCCTCGTGCGGCATGACGCGATGCAGTTGGTCTGCGCTGTGGATCAGCGTTGTCAAATAGTGGCTGTCGTAGTGCTCGAACGGCTCGTCATACTCAAATTCGCCGCCGCTAAACTCGCTGGGCGGTGTCAGCCCGGTCGATGCCACCCAGCGGCACCAGGGCATCTGATTCCTGTCGCCCGTGTCGACGTGCCAGGGATGGCCGGCATGATTACGTTCAATGACGGCGTAGCTTTTCGGCGTGATCGCCGCGCCGAGCGCAAGCATCTCGACGACAATCTTGGGTATGCTGCCGGCGTCGAACGGCACACGTCCCAACGCGCTGGCGAGTTGGCTGGCCTCGGCCGGCGAGAAAATATCTTTTAACATTTTGCGCATGCTGTAGTTCCGGGGGGAGGCTGCCAAGTGCCTCCCCCCAGTCCTTTTTAGTCGACGATGTAGGTAATCAAGAACGAGAGGTCGCCGGCGGTATCGCCAGCAGCATCGGTCTCGATGCCTATCAGATAGTGACCGCCGGGGTCGGTGCTGTCGCCAGCATCTTCCCAGACGCGCTGTCCCATCAGGTTGATGTTACGCGCTTCGAACGCCACCTCAGTTCCCGTGAGCACAGCGGCCCGTAGGTCGGTGGTCGCCGATGCGTAGGCATCAACATCTTTGGCAGTCACGTTGCCGTCGGCCGTGTACAAGCCCACATGCATCGTACAAGTGGAACCGCTGTCAAGATCGTCATTAAAAATCTTGATCGAGACAACAGCTGCGTTTGTTGCAACTGGGCACAACATAATCGTATCGCCAGCAGATAGGTCACCTGCCGCCAATGCGATGGTTCCGCAAGCAACGCGCATCCGGCCGTGCAAAGTACGGCTTGGATTCATTGCCTGTGGGTTGGCGAGGAAATTCGTGACGAGGTCTTGATTTACATTTGCCATGTCATTTCCCCTATTCCGAACACAGGATTTGAACTATTTTTTCTTCTTCCATGCGCGTGGCGCCGAATGAAGAACACACATAAACTTGTGTGGAATAGCTCTTATCTGCTCTTGGGCCGATCTCAGTCATCAGGTCTTTGCCCATCGCCAGCGTAATACCGTCTTCAGCCCACGCCAGAACCTGGCGATAGGATGAACCATCGGTATTCAACCGGGTTGAAGTGATGAACTCAAAACCCATGAACGTATTGATCTCGCCCTGTACCAATGCCTTCACAGTATTGAAGTCGGCAGAGGTGACGGTTGAATCGTTCAAGAGGTCTTCGATCTGCTCGGGATGAACAGCGATGTACCGCTTGATCGACGGGTCTACATTGTTCTGGTCAAGGATTTTCTTGGCATTGACCAATTTCGCTATTGAAAGCCCTCCCGCTGGCGAACCAACGCCAACGATTTGACCTGCCGGCAAGCTGGTGGAAGTCGCACCGGCTTTGCCTGTTAGTGCTGTACCATCGGCGGCGTCAATTATGGCGTCGTCGACGGCCCGCCCGATCGCATACGCAGCTGCGTTTGCATACGAGCTTGTCGGATCGATGAGCATCTGAACCTTGTCAGAATCGTCGATACATGATCTTCAAGCTGAGTCGCGAGTTCAGCCCCGCCTTTCGGCCGCTATACGTCACCGCATAGATGAGACTATATCTTCACCCTTTCGGGTGCTGGGCGCTTCGGGCCGCTCGGCCCTACTTCCTTTCGGAATAGTCGTTGAACCTTCCGCTCTCGCGGCTTGGCTGCTGATTGTCTCAAAGAGAGTTCCCAGCAATTCACCCAGTTGTTGCCTGCATATTTCTATGCAGCGGCCCTAAAGTTAAGGTCAGCATATTCCCAGTGATCCATCGTAACCATTCGTCTCGAATGGGGTGTTTCAGCAAGCGGGGTATCCCCGTGCCTGCTCGTCTTTTTTTGAGCCACCGCCGAGCCCACCTGGTCGAAGAACGCCTTCTCACCAGTTACGGACTCTTCGCGAACGGCTCGTCGTAGGAGACTACCTTTTTGCTGTGACAGCATTTGCACATTAGCGCTAAATTGCTGAACAAAGGCAGTCGTGATTTGAGTGCTCATGGAGCACCTCCTTTCACGAGTGGTTCAGCGGCTACCCGTCAAATGACGGACCTGTGCTTTTGGTTTTTGCGAGGGCTAAATGCTTGTCTCGACTTTTATCGCGTTGACTTGCCTGCCGGCCAAAACGTCGGTTGTCAGCAAGCGCAGCAGCGCGACAATTAAGCGGCAGATTCCTCCTCTGGAAAAATCTCCCCCATTAATCTCTGCACCTTCTGCACATAATCGTCGTGCTGCGGGTGGCTGCGGTCCCAGTATGGCGAATCGGGACGCTGTAATTCGTTAATCTCGGACTGTGCCTCGGCCGGCGTCATCGCATTGCTGTCGCGATCGCCGATGACTTTATCCTCCGAAACATTGTCGTGTATCCAACTCGCCGCGTTGATCAGCGTCTTGACGAACGCCGGGTGATCGCGCAGCGGTATGCCGCCCTCGAGCACCAAGTCGGTCAGGCCCTCCTCGCCGAACTCGTCGACGAAATTGTTGCCGCGGCCGAGACGCTCATCGTAGGCGTTCCCGAACTCCTTTTTGAGCTCGGTCACCGCTTGTTGTTTGGCACCTTCGACATCGACGGTCGAGCCGTCCATCATGTTGGCGGCGAACTCTATATAGGATTGGCTGAGTTGTTGCGCCTGATTATTGTTTAGGCCAACGCCGTGCGCCGCGGTTCTGAACCAGGCGACAAAGTCGTCATTGACGCCTGTGCCTTCCGGCGTTTCCGAGAAGTCAAGCTCGTAGCCGTCGCCTTCCTTGGGACGGCCGAGGCGGTCATATACCTCGTTCCAGTCGCTCTCATCGGCCCACTTGCCCGGCACCGGCACCTTGTCGGCGCCGATCATGCTCTGTGCATGTACATAGGATTTGGCGAGCGCGCCCACGTCGGTGAACGTCTCGAGGCTTTGATGCCCGCGGATGTCCTCGGGCAAATCATCTTTCCATGTAGCAACTACCTCAGACGGAGCCTCCCCGGTCTCGACCGGAGCATCCGCTACCTGTTCGTCAGCCATCGTAATCAATCTCCTTTACGTCACGCATTAAGTTTTGAATGGTCAGCACGACCGATCGCTGGCCGTCATTGAAGGCGGAATCACAACAACGCTCGGCATGCACCAGCGTGTGGATGTGAAACCGGCGCTGTAGATCATCCAAGACGATCTCGCCGTCATCGGTATTGAACAGCGCCTTGTATGTCGCCCTCAAATCCTCGGGCTTGATCATGCCGCCTGTCCGCCGGCAATCGCCTGCAACGCCATGCCGGTCTCTTCAGACATGCCGTCGACCGCCTTGACTGCCGGCGCTGCGTTGCCGGCTGCTTCCGCGGCTTGCATGGCCTGCTGCATCTCGGCTTGCTCTTGCTGCTGCTGTTGACGCTGCGCTCGGATAGCGCCGACCTCGAGTGTGCCGCGGGTCACGCTGGCGGGAATGCCGAGCACCTTGATGACGTGCTTGGCAAGGCCGTCGGAATCAATGTGATCGACGATGCCCGGATCGAGCCCCATCAGCGGCTGGAGCAGTTCGAGCATGCGGACCATCGCCTGCACTTCGGTCTGCTTTTGCGCCTTGGCGAGCGGCGACACATATTCGATGCCGACATCTGCCGCATCCAACATCGGCGGCGCCACCGGCAGTTGCTTGCTGCGCAGCATGATGTTCCAGCATCTGCCGATCAGCGGTTGCAGCAGTTCCGCTTGCAGCCGCCCCAGCACCGGGCCGAGCAGGCGCATCTTTTCCTCGGTACGCTGCAATACCTCGGTCGCCGTCATCTGCGGCCCCTGCGCCATGATCAGCTGATCGACGTAGAACGCGGCGCGGATCGCCTGGCGGCGCTGCTCTTCCATTTGCAGGCCGAGAGGATTGTTGGCGCCGATGTTGAGCGGCTCGAGACGATCGCGGGTTCCCGATCGGTAGAAGTTGAGCCCGCCGGGCACGGTTCTGATCGGCAGCATGAAGCCATCGTCAGGCACCATCAAAGGCGGGTCCGTTTGTTTCTGCGCGGCCCGCAGGGTGATCTCCGACATTTTTGAGAGAACTTTTGTATCCGCAAGAGCGTTCATGGAGGGAGATCTTCCATAGCCTAGCTCGTAACTAGATTTGAGCCACCGCGGGATACAGTAAGGCAGTTCGTTATAGCCGCTCTCACTGAGCACGAGTTTTTCCTCGGGCTCGATGTAGAACGACGCGAACGGCTTGTTTGTTTTATTCATCTTGCGAACGTCGCGATCGTCGCGCGGCATGACGACGTGCAGGATGGTGACCTGTTCATACGGGTCACGCTCCTCGGTCTTTAGAATAGTATCGCCGACCTTGTCGGCGCCGAACTGGCTGACGGCGGCGCGGGCGAACATGCGGAACTGGCGGTAGACGGTATCGACGCGACCGTTCTCGTCCTCTGCCAAATAGCACTCGGCGATGTGGCGCGTCGAAAAGCGGAAGGTCTCGGTCTTGTCCGGCTCGATCAGCATGACGCCGGTGCCAAACAGGATCAAATCATCGTAGAGCTCGTGTATCTGCTCTTGGAAATTCGAGCGATGAAACGCGGCATAGAGCACGTCCTCGGTGCTCTCGAGCCACTCTTTGGCTTCGTCCTCTTCATTGATCGCCGGATCAGTAAATCTCAGCGAGAACCAGGGCGTCGACATATTCGTCAGCATGCCGTGCAGGCTTGCCGACAGGAGCTCGGCGGCATTGATCGCGGTGCCGTCGAAGATGAGCTCGCTGCGTTTGTTGCCAGGCGTCTGCGATTTTTTGGTGATGTCGGCTTTCCTGGGCCGCATATAGTCGGCGATCTCCTGCCAGTGGCTTTCCCAGGTTTTGCGCTGCTTCTTCAGCCGATCGAGCCGGCGCAGAACCATCAACGCTGTTTTGTCAGCGGGCATAATCTATTCCTTCGCCATTAAGCTTTTGTTTGTCGTTGGCGTGCCGACGGTGCCGAACGGCGTCACCAACAGCGCCTGCCCCTTCTTGGCCGAATATTGCCCCGTATCTGCCGGCCGGCTCGGCGTTTCCCATTCCTCGTCCGGCTCCTCGCGGATGAAATTCATCGGATCGAGGTATTTCACCGCCGGGGCATCGCTTTTCGAGCCGGCGTACTGCGCCGGGTCCATCACCTTGCCCAGTGTCCCGCCCTGCTTGGCGGCAACCGCACCGATTGGGTTCATTATTTTCACCATACTACTCATGCGCCGAGCAGCTTTTTCTTTTTCACCGGCGCGCCGCCGACGATGCCGAAAGGCGTCGTCATCACCTGCTGACCGCCGGTCGACAGTAATTTCTTGCTTTTGTCGTCGAGACCGCGAGCGGACACAACCTTTCTCGGCTCGGACGTTCCAGTCGCCGTCGCCCCGGTCGCCGCAGCGGTCGAACTCATCAGCGGCAACGTCTCCACGGTCATCGGCACATCGACCGAGGTCTTGCCTGTGACGCTCCTGTAGCGTATGCCCGCCGGCGTCTCGTAAGTGCTCCAGCCGGCCGGCAATGGCACAGCGGATTGGCGGGTGCCGGTTATAGTATTAAAGTAATGGCCTTCGACCATTCCTTGCGGCGCTCGGTACACCCAGCCGGCGGCGCTGGCGCTGGCAGATATTAGATCACCGCCCGTCGGCGGTGGAGGCCCTCCCCACATGCCTAGTTCTCCTCAGCCGCCAGCAAGCTCGGCGATGTCACCGGCATCTGCTCTGGCAAAAGACCCTGCGGCCCGGTTAAGATTGTCGAACTAATTCCCTTGCGCCGCTTCATCCGCTCTTTTTCTGCCGCGGACTCGCTGCTTTCCGCCTCGACCGGCTGGAACGGTGGCGCTGGTGGCGGCGGCGGAATCACCGGCGGTGCCGGTGTTTTCGGACTACTGAATAATGCGCTCATGGTGCAGCCTGCTGTTCGTAGGTTTCCAAGGGATTGTATGCATTGTTGGCAAAATTCTGCGGCGGCGTACCGCTGCGGTCATTGTCGCGCAGCGCGATCGAGGCGTATCTGAACGCATCTGCGGCATGGCTAGACCAGTCGTGAGTGACTGACGTTCTGAATGTCCTGTTACGCTCGTCATATTTGCGGTGATAAAATCTCAGCGCCTCGAGACCCTTGTCGCAGTTCTCGCGATCGAACCAGCAGCGCGATATCATCAGCTTGGCGGCGTGCAGGCCGTCCTCAAGCGGTAGCTTGGGCACTACCCGAAAATTAATACCCAGATCATACGCGATCTCTCGGCGGCTCTTTCCTGAGCCCATTTCGCGCACCTCGATATCGTGCGGAGCATGATGTGTGCCATAGAGATAGCCTTTCTCATCCAATACCCTGGCGTAGAACGGCAAGCCTTCGCCACGCGCTTCAAAATAATCAATAACGTGGATGGCGCCTTTGCCTGCCGACTGTGTGAACCAGATGCTCGTCGCGTCAGATACGCCGAGATCGAAGTGCGTGTCGACCCTGCGTCCGGGGTCGTATGGCACATGGCAAATCTGGCCTTTTTCCTCAATCTTCTGTATTTCCTTACCGAATATCGCACCGGGTACGGCGGCGATGAACGAGCATTCGAATTCTTGCTCATACTGCTCCTCTGTCATCGCGCTGCGGGCGGCTTCGAGCTCCTCTTCGGCCAGAATGTCGGTCTCGCTCGCCTTGAACATGGCGCGATACCATCCCTTTTCCGTTTGTGCCAGCCGCCACAAGTCCCAAAAAGCGTTGTGACCCCTCGGCGTGCCGATGAATATGGCGTAACCGCCGCGATCGGCGAGCGCCGGGCGTATGACCTCGGGAAACACGCTCTCAGGCATGTCCGCTATTTCGTCTAGGGCGCATCCGTCAGAATAGATGCCGCGCAGCCTGGAGGGGTCGTCACCTCCCAGCAGCGTGATCCTGGCGCCGTTGGGTAGGTCGCAGCGCAGCTCGGTCTCGTTGAACTTGACGCCGGGTATCTTGCCAGCAAATTCGTGAACGTAGTCCCAGCTGATCATCTTCGCCTGACGATAGGTGGGCGATATGTAGTGGAACCGCGGCCGGCTGCGCTGACACATAATCGCATCGCGCAGCAGATGGTTTATCGCCATCACCGTCTTGCCCCAGCGCCGATGGCAGACAACAACCGCCCAGCGGTGCTTGGCAAGCTCAGCGTGCAGCTGCGCCTGTCCAGGGCGCGGCGTGTACGGGATGGCGATCTTCAATGCAATACCGTGAAGTCTGGCAGCGCCTCGGGCGGCAGCAGGAATTGCAGGAACGCCTGCGCGTCGTCGCCATCGCGGAAGCCGTCGATCAGGATGGACAAGCCGGTGCCATGCGGCGGCAGGTCGACGCTCCATGCTGCGTAGCGGAGGTGTGTGTGTGGCAGTGGCTCCATACTTTGCCTATTAATACGTTCTATAAGCCGGCGCCCGGTCGCTTGGGGGTACGGGGGGGGCCGGCCAGGGAAAGGAACATTTATTTTCTGGCGGTGCAGATGCTCACTCTGCCGACACGCCCAGCATTATCAATGACTTAGCCTCGATCAGTCGCAGCCCAGTCGCCAAACAATTTCAAAAGTTCGGGCGGGGGTGCTTCTTGTTTGGAATGCTTCTCATCCGCAGCCCAGGTCGCGCGTGCTGCCATGCTCGCCGCGTCTCTTAAACTCTGCTCGATCAATAAACCAGGACATACGCCTGGCAATCGGGACAGGCCAGGTGTCAGGTCTGAACAACAAAACACCCCAGACCTGACACTTATTCGAAATAGGCCGGCATCAGTAGCCGCTACGATTGGCTGACTTGCTGCGCATCCTCAGATTCTTGCGGCTGTTGTTGCTCGGGTTGCCGTCCTTGTGATCGACATCCTTGCCATCATTAGGCTTGGCAGAACCTGAGCTCTCGAGCATACGCCGAGCACGTTTGCGGCTGGCATTGTCCGGCCGATGCTTGCTGTTGTACTTGCGCTGGTATTTGCTGCGCGGCTTCGCACTGCTGCTGTAGTCACCGAGCATCGGCATCACTTATCTCCAAAGAGAACGCAACGAGAACAAACTATGACGTT